AGAGGGTAAACAGACTATGATGGGTGGTAACTATGCCGCAACATCTGATTCAAGGTTCAGTGACAAGATTGAAGAGATGTTGGGTGTTCACTTTTATGGTGCTGTTCCTATTCACGACAGGGTAGAATAAAGTTCAAAAAAGTGCTTGACTTGTTGTGAAAACAATGGTATTATGTAATAGAAAGATGAGGAGAGATTCGATATGACATATGTGATGGAACAAGAACTTGTTGATTATATTAACGCTCAACGTGCTGAGGCAGAAGAGTTTTCTAAACAGCCTGGTTGTTGGATGGGTTCGATGGTAGAACCATCTGATTTGGAATATTGGAGTCAACGTGCTCCTTGTGGAACTCTAAAGGGGTTCCAACGTATTGAACTTGAAGAGGATGCATACTATTGTATCGCAGATGCATACAGCAAGTCGTATGCCCGTTCTTTTGATTTTGCATCTATGACAGATGCAGAGTTGGATGAAGTCATCAAGGATGCTTGTGACTCAATGGAACGTGAACGTAAGTGGGAAGAACAAATGGAAAGGGAAGCGATTGAGGAAGAATCAAATCTTGCAAAGTCGCTGGGGATTGATATCCCTACATTACAACGGTGGATAAAGGAGGCCGCATAATGAATGATGTTTTACATGATATTGAGGTTTTGGAAAACCTCGTGATTGCAATGAATGAGGGTGCTTCTGATGAGAAGTATGCTGCTCTCTACGCTGTCGAGAAACTTCTTTTAGAAAAGAAGGATTTGTTTCGGAAGTTTGAATCTGATATGAAAAAGGAGTTTGCTGGTGATACGCAAGAAGCAATTGCAGCGTGAATTCGTCATTGATTTAACTGGCCCAGAGGGTAATGCATTTGCCCTCATTGCCCATGCCGGTGGACTGTCAAAACAACTAGGACTTGATGGTGAACAAATTATCACCGAAATGAAGTCTGGTGACTATGAAAACCTTGTTGAAGTCTTTGATAAATACTTTGGCGATTATGTTATCCTAGAAAGGTAAATCAATGACTGCAATCGAACATGCTATTTTGGCTACAAGCATTCTTGCCTTCTTCTACTATTTTGGAAGATGGCAGGGCAAAAAAGAAAAGGTTGAGGATATTATTGAACACACTCTTAATACCTTAGAAAAGGGTAATTTTGTCAGAGTAAAAACTTGTGAAAAAAGTGGAGAAAAAGAATTAATACCTCTTGACAAAGTTGTTTAGATTTGGTATTATAATAAGTAATGTGAGTTGATTCGTGTGAAAGGTTTGTTATGAAATGAAATATGAAACAATTGAAGAAGCGATTGGTGCGGCAAAAGTAATGTGTGCTGTACTAGAAACTGTTGTCAAAATCACAGCTTGTAAAGATGGATATGAACTATTTGGAACAGGTGATTTTGTCATGGAAGTAACGGAGTAATTATGAAAAAAAGTTTAATGACAATTGGGATGGTACTTATGTCTACCTCTGCAATGGCAGAGACAGTACAAGATTTCAATAAAACGGTTGTTAATCGTGTTCCATACAATGTTGAGGTTTGTACAAACCGAGCAGTGAGTGGAGACAAAACTGGTGATACACTTAAAGGTGCTATTATCGGAGGTATCATTGGTAACAATGTCACTAAGAATGTAGACAACGGCGGCGCTGTTGGTGCGTTACTTGGTGGTATTATTGGACACAACAGTTCCAATGCCACTGGTGGAATGCAACGAGTGTGTGAAATTCAAACTCGTTATAATGAGGAAATCATAGAAGTATACTCTCACAGTGTGGTAACTTTTTATCACAATGGCCGTCAGTATTCTCTAAGATTTCAGAAGTAATCCAATGTATGGAATTTTGGAAAATTATAAAATCTCTGCAAATACAGAGGCTGCTGACTTCTTAGAAAAGGAAGTGCAAAAGTTTTTTAACTATACTCAAAATAGTAAAAGACAAAAATATGCTGACATATGGTTAGATGATTTTACTGGAATAAATGTAAAAACAGATAATCTGTGTTCAAAGCAAAATAAAGGACGATTATGCACCGCCGAAATAAATCAGTGGTTGATTGATGAGAGAAATAATCTAAAATTCCTGTTCATTGAATACGAAAATAATATGGACGGTAAAGTGAAAATTGTTTCTATAAAAGAAACATTTATAGAAGAAGTCGAATATGAAATTTGCAATCAAGGTAGAGGATTGCTTCAACCGAAAAGATTTCAAAACAAGATCGTATTTCGTGAGAAGATTTCTAGAAAAGATTGGTTGGATGAATTTCGTAATAAGTATTCCATATTTGTTGATAATCAAATCAAAAGATTTGAGGACTATAGACAAAAATGGTGTTGAGTTACTCTGCCCGTAGTTCAACTGGATAGAACAACGGTCTTCTAAACCGTAGGTTGCAAGTTCGAGCCTTGCCGGGCAGGCCAATTATTATTGAGGAAATGATGTATAAAAGGAAAAATGTAAAGAACGACAAACCAGAAGGACTTACTGTTGAAGTAAGGAATGGGGATGTTAATGGTGCTTTGCGTGTTCTAAAAAAGAAACTCATCAGAGAAGGTGTGTTTCAAGAATTACGAGAGCGTTCTTTTTATGAGAGCAGAGGAACAAAGCGAAGAAAAGCAAAGGCTGCTGCGACTCGTAGATATAAACGTAAAATGCAAAAGCGTAAAGAAGAACTTGGTTACTAGAGGTGAACTATGCCACGCAACATGCGAGTTGAAAATGACTCAACCCTACCTAAACAACGAAAAAGACGCAAACCTATGTCTGAAGAACAGAAGAAGGCAGCTGCGGAGCGTCTTGCGAAGGCACGAGAAAAACGACTAAAAGAAAACCCCCCAGAATATAAGTCTATCCACCCAGAAGTATTGAAATTAGGTGATGACCATGCATGGAGTCACACCAATGTCAAGAAGTGGATTAAGACACAGAAAGACCTTTTGAAATCTGAACGTGCAAATGTTCGTGCAAATGTTAAGGGTGCGTCTGCAAAGGCCTCTCAACACGAAGGATACATTCGCAATATGGAACGATATCTACGAGATGGTGTTTGGTTGGATTTGTTTTGGGGTGAGTATCAACAGAATAAATGTAAAACGGTTTGTCTGGTTATGGCATATAATCCAGACGGTACACCCAAAAGAAACGTAGGAACATGGTATCCAGACATAAATTGTGAATGGACACGAGAGATGGAAGAGGAATGCCGTGGTGGGAGAAAATAAAAAACCAGAAGGGAAAGTAATTCAATTCCCCAAAAACAAAATGTCTAAATCAGGCATTAAGATTGATAACAAAGCACATGAGATTCGTGAGAATATTATTTTTACAGAAAATCTCTGTGAAGCTCTTGTGGTAAACATGATACATAATATGTCAGAAAACGGCATGAATGTGGATTCAGAAAACTTTATTAGAGATACATCTTTTCTAATTGATTTGGTTAAATCGACAATCTATAGAGATTTGGGTATGGTACATCCTATGCAAGAGTTTGTTGATATGGTAACAAGTGTATCAAAAGATGGTAATGATATATCGTATGGAGTTGATTTGGAGTTTATATCAGAACTCACAAAAGAAATAGATGATGAAGATACTACAGAATAACGCTGGTTTAGCTCAGCTGGTAGAGCAGTTGATTTGTAATCATCAGGTCGGGAGTTCGAGTCTCTCAACCAGCACCATTCTAAAAATCTATTGACAACTAGTTCTTTTTAGGGTACTATATAATAATATGAAAAAGGTGAATATATGATATTAGTTGATATGAACCAAGTCACAATCAGCAATCTTATGATGCAGATTGGTTCTAAAAGAAAAAATGATGTAGATGAAAATCTAGTTCGTCATATGGTTTTGAACTCACTTAGAATGTATCGTTCTAGGTTTAGTGAAGAATATGGAGAACTTGTTCTTTGTTACGACAGCAAAAAGTATTGGAGAAGAGACTACTTCCCCAATTACAAGTCTAATCGCAAGAAGGATAGAGAGTCATCAGGATTAGATTGGAATCTAATCTTTGAAACACTCAACAACATTCGTGACGAAATCAGAGATAATTTCCCATACAAAGTTCTAGAAGTAGAAGGTGCAGAAGCTGACGATTGTATTGCTGCAGTTGTTGAACATATTTCAGTAACACCTAATGAATTTGAAAAGGTGTTGGTACTATCTGGTGATAAAGACTTCATTCAGTTGCAAAAACACAACTTTGTGAAACAATACTCGCCAGTACTAAAGAAGTTTGTCAATGGACAAGACCCTCGCATATATATTAAAGAACATATATTGAAGGGTGATCGAAGTGATGGTATTCCAAACTTCTTGTCATCAGACAATACGTTTGTTGAAGAACTGAGACAGAAACCTATTGCAAAGAAAAAACTGGAAACATGGGTAGACCTTGAACCAGAGGACTTTTGCACAGAAGATATGTTGAGGAATTATCAACGTAACAAAACTTTGATTGATTTGGATTGTATTCCAAGTGACTTGAAGGTGACTATTCTGGAAGAGTATCAGAAGCCACCAAAAGGTGAAAGATCAAAATTACTAAATTATTTTATACAAAAAAGATTGAAAAATCTTATGAATGACATTGGAGATTTTTAATATGGCAGTACAATCAACGTACACCCCTCTACTTTCTGAAATTCTAAAGAAAGTACATAATGCAAAGACTAAAGACAAGAAGATTGAAATTCTAAAAGATAACGACCATGATTCCCTACGCATGGTTATCAAATCTTCTTTTGATCCAAAAATTGAATGGTTGATTCCAGAAGGAAATGTGCCATACAAAGAGAATGATGCAGAAGAAGGAACTGAGCATACAGTCCTAAGGCGAGAAGCAAAAAAACTTTATCGTTTTATAAAGGGTGGTGATACCACACTACCTCAGTTTAAACGTGAAGATATTTTTATTCAGTTGCTTGAAGGATTGCATAAATCTGAAGCTCAATTGTTAATTGATGCTAAAGATAAAAAACTACACCAAGTGTATAAAGGACTATCAGAAAATGTAGTCAAAGAAGCGTTCGATTGGAACGATGAATTTCAAAGGAATAACTGAATGAAAGAAAACTACAATCACTGTTTGGAGATGATTCTACACCACGAAGGCGGTTATGTGAATCA